GATTTTGACATATGTTTATTTAATGAAAAAAATAGGCTCCGAAGAGCCTATTTGGTTTGTTAGTTTATATTAACTATCAATGGTTTCTGCTGCATCAACTAGTGTTACCGCAACATCTTTATAAATGTCTGCAAGTGTGTCGGGTAACGTAACGGTTAATGATTCTTGGATTTCGGCACCTTGTGTACCATCAAACACCCGCATGCTTTTAACATGATTGGTTCTGCCAATAGCCTGGCCAATTTGATAGCGCAGTGCTTTGGCAGTGGTATCCACTGTGATCGTACCGTCTGTGGTAGCTGTAAATTGGAATGGTGTTCCGATTTCTGATCTTGTTCCCCCTAATACACCGTCTGCTGTGCCTGCACCTGCTGCACCTGCACGATCGTATCTCACAGTAAATGTCACTGCTGTTGCCTGATTATCTGCCACCGTTGCACCAGCACTGGTAAACTGCACGTCTTGGATCTGTGCATCAGCGTATTTTTGTAGATTTTCAACAATGGCCAAGAAACGTTGATGAGCTCTAGCCACACGACGACCAAGTGCTAGTGTAGTCGGCTTGGTTGTAAATGCACTGTGATCTTGTGGACACACAGCACCGTTGTCATTGCCGTCTGCTGTAGGATATGTTCCTGCACCACCCGTTAGTGTAATTACAACTTGATAAAATTCTGGTCTTAACGACTCTGCGCTAATTTTAAATCCTGACATTATTTCGCTCCTTTAGCTTCTGACAATCTCTGAAGCAGTTCTTCTCGTATACTAGCACGTAGTTGTTCTTTGCTTTCATACGCACCAGCTGCCATGGGGTTATCACCACGATATGGCTTACCGCTGAAACTTTTCTTAGGCTTATGCATGTCGTTGCCATCTGGTATAGCAGCATCTATGCCTCCATATTCTGGCTCTGAACCGTTAAGTGAATTACCGAATGCTTCGTCTTTTTCTTTCTTTTCAGCATCGTGATCGTCCATGTCGTGATCGCCATCATCGTCAATGTCGCCCATGGACTTGGTTATATCATCGCCGTCATCGCGATCTAGGTCGCCCATCGGAGGCATATTGTCTGCATCATTATCGCTGGGGCCGCCCATGTTATCTGCATCTGGTTCTGAGTCCATGTTTGGCAACATCTTCAAAGGTCCAGAATCTAAATTTCCCAACGGTCCCATGCCCATTGGCGATGGTTTAGGAATGCTGATAGGTATGCTCATAGGCATGCTTGGTGGTTGATTGATCATGTCTGGATTGACTTTGGTCATCAGCTTCATGATGCTTTCGATGTTGTCCATGCCCTGAGCATTTAGATTGATACTGAGACTAGGCGGAGGAGTGTCTGGCTTTGCACTCATAGGGCTAGACATCGGTGACATAGGCGGCATCGGATCGCCACAAGCTTCGGCCTGTACTACTGGCTGATCCAGCTCTCTCATTTTCTGCATTAAATCGTTGAAATTCATTTATTAACTCCCTAGGGCGCTTTTAGCACCAACTTTGTCTGTTTTGGCCTTAGGCAGCTTGTATTCTGTCTGCACTCCGTCCTTTTTGCGTGTCTTTGCAACCTTGTCAAGATCTTTTAGAAATCCCTTGTTGAAATCATCACCGAAATAGTCTTTGTGTTTGATTTTTCCTGTGCCTTTTTCCATGTCCTGTTCATCTAACAGTGCATCGCCACTGGGTTCGTTGTCTAACAACACCTGATCTATCTCTGTGGGCTCACTGCTATTCCGCACACGGAAACAGTCTTCGTCTATGCCCATGGCTTTGACATGTGTGGCAATTTCAGGAGGTGTTGTTGGGTATTCGCAGACTACTTCAAATACAGTGACCTGCATGTTTTCTTTACCTGGAAAATCTAGAGGCAGCTTTTGAATAGGAGTAGTCATGATTTTTTCAAAGGTCATAACCTTACAGCTATCCAAACGCGATTTTAATGCTTCTTGGAATTTTTCAGGAACATCGCCCGCAACTTTGATCTTGAAGCTGTAGATTTTTTTGTTTTCGACGAGATATTCTTTAAAAGTTTTCATATGAGTATTTATGCTTTTCCGCTTAATTTTTTCAACAGCTCATTGCGATCTGTAATCACATAGCCCTGCCCGTTTATTACGTTGTTGGGGTCTACTCCAGCGTCGTTATCTATTTTAAGTTTTTTCAGCTGTAGATCCACTGCCTTGAGTTTCTTTTCTATCTTATTACTTTTAGCAGTGATAGCGTTGCCCATCATTGAACTGGCTACTTCAAAAATCCTACCTGAATATCGTACTTCTACATTCATTCCTAAATCCATAAGCTCGTCGTAGGCAGCTTCTGCTTTTTTTGCCAGCTGATCTAATTCTTGCTCGTCAAGATTTTCCAGCTCTTGTATCTGCGGCAGTGTTTGCACTATCTTTTGTACTGCTTGATACTGATCGTCGAGACTGGTGATTTCTTCATGAACTGGCACAGGCGGCGGAGCTGGCTCGAGTTGAGATTCTAGATCAAACAGTTCTTCTAATTTTTTGGTCATATCATACTTATCTGCGTTTGCTGCCTTGATGGAAAATATCGCCTTCATTTACCACTCTGAATCTAATCCCCTGTTGCTTACACCAAGCAGTGGCAGCTTCCCACTTGGCCATGTTCTTTATATATTGTTCTTGATTGTATCTGCTTTTACCCACTGATTCTCGCATGGTCTGACTCTGTGGCTTAACTTCTACTACTTCTGCATGTTTCTTGCCAGTTTTGTCTTTGTACACAATAAAAAAATCCGGCACATATATAGTGTATTTGCCGGTCAGCGGATCACGGTAGGGTATTTGTATGCTTTCGCTGGCCCAATTTTCTACCCCAGGATGTTCGTCTAACATACGCATGAAAACAAATTCCCATGAGCTGCGAGACAATGGAGTTTTTTTACCCACATACTTATCGGGGTTTTTCATTTCAAATCGACCCTGTGCAAATTTAGGCATTACACAGCTATGTTTCTAAGTTGATTAGGTTTAACATCTTGTGTTCTAAATCCCAACAGCGAAGTTGATACACGATTATTATTGAGTATTTCTACAACAATTTCATTTAGTTCCGAGGATGAGTAATCTTTAAAAACGCCTAGTATTTGGCCGATAGGTGTGCCGTCGATCTTGGCCTGTCTCAGTAGTATCATCGCCGAAGTATTAGCAGCATCAATGTCAAATCCTGCTTTGCGGAAAAAACTTACTGCCGCTGTAACATCATTGGCACCAAATTCCAAGGCGGTTTCACCATAGCGTTCAAAATATAGTTTAGTGCCTGCGGCGCTGTCTTCTATAGTACTGCTGGGTAAATTACTGGCCATAGGTTATCCTCCTGCATCTTGATTGAATGCTATTCCTCCTGGTCGACGTACCACACTTTTTTGTGTAGCCGTCGTTGTTGTGTCAGTGCTGGCATTTTTCGGAAACCTTGCTCCCACTAACCCCGAAACTGAACTAGCTGCTGCTGTAATGTTTGCGGGATTACTGAGAATGTTAATGGCTTCGCTGGCCAACTGATCCGATGTCAAACCTTGAAAGTTTTTATAGGTGTTAATAGTCTTGGCCACTGTGCCTAAAAATCCCCCAGGTGTCTTGAACGAGGCTCCCGAACCGGCTTCACCGAATATCTGCTGTATACCATCTAGTACACCGCCTTGTCCAGTAAGCGTAGCTACACCACCGCCTGCTACACTCAGTGGACTTGGTATCGTATCATAATGCAGAGTTGCAAACCCTTTGGGAGTACCTACTGATACATTACCTGTGGTGTATTTTACCGCTTCATATTCCAGTGTCATGGTATTTTCGTTAAACTCTGATGCAGAATAATCCATGGCTCCATGGCTCCATGATTTAATTCTTGGATTTACCAACGTATATCCTACAAATCTTCTTCTACTCATAGTGTATATACTAACTGACTTAAAAAAAGGAGGAGATATCTTGTTGTCCATGCCATAGGTAAAATTATCCTGAGGAGTGCTTGTGGCTCTTAGATGTGTAGCACCGTATGCAGCATCGGGCAAATGTCTATCTGCTATGTAATAGCCGTAATACAGAGCCCACATGGCATTGATCACTGCATTGCTGTCATCATGCATGGCGATGTTTACAGGTTCGTAATTGATCTGCTTGTATAGAATTTTTTTACGATTATATTGATTTTTTACCACCGAATCAAAATTAAATTTTGGTAGATCTACAGACTTTACCAACAACCCTGCTTCGTTTTGATGTTTAGCAGTGAACTGACTCATGCCTCTAACAGTGTTGTCGAATTCAAATCTCACATAAAACAAAAATTTGGTCTTAGGAGACAGTCGCAAACTATCATCTACAAATAATCTAGTAGCGTGACGATAGTTGCTCTGTTGACCTTTAGGTTTGGTCAGACCTTCGATCAGTCCGGAACCAAACTCTGATAGGTATCTTGTGAATTTATTTGCCATACAAATATTTATGTCATAAAAAAAGCCCGATTATTAGTCGGGCTTTGGATGGGATTAGTATTATTAACCCTGTGCTGTAGAAGCGCCTGTGGTAGCTGCACCAATAGTTCTTCCTACTGCTGCGCCAATTCCGCCGATTGGGCTTACAGATGCCGAGCCAGCTGCGAACTGTGCTAAATTATCGTAGGCAATAGTTAGCGCCACAGTCATGTGCTCGTTAGTGCTGTAGTTAGCATCACCATAGTCTGCGTTCTGTACAAAACAACCGTAGAGTTCAAATGTTTCCAAAGTGGACGGCACTAACGCACCATTACCGCCATCAAGTACTTCTATACGCATGGTAAATTTGTAATCAATACCCGAACGTGCAGAAGCCTGTTCCATGAAATCATATTGTTTCTGGATTTGTTGGCCAACTAATTTCTGTACTTGACCGCTGGCATCATCACGCAGTGTTAACGTAACGTTTTCTAGAGTGTGTTTACCAGCAAGTTTGACTTTAGAGTTGTAGACGTCTAGAGTCATTTCTTCGAATGACACTTTAGGTCTAGTAACATCTTGTACCTGCTTGGTAAGTTCAGTGGCTGCGGCAACTCCAAATCCCAACAGTGTAACTCTAAATCTATATTTCAGTTTCGGCATCAACAGCACCTGAGTGCTGCCTGCCGCGTTGGTAGTTGGAATACCAATGTTGTTAAGCGATGTAATTGCCATTTTTAAATTTCTCCTGTGTTCTTGATACGCAATGGAATATAGATGAATTCAATGGCTTTCACTGGTTCAATGGCAATGTCAACATACAATTCATTGCGATCAATACGAGCTGGAGTATTATTGCTTTCATCACACACAACTGCAAAGTCGTAGAGTGCTCTCAATCCTACCAATTCTAGTAACAAACTTTCTACGGCCTGCTTGATTTCGTCTCTGGTGATCTTGTCGTTGGGTTCAAACAGATATGGACGAGCCAACTTGTTCAACTGGCTGCGTAGATATACCACTAAACGTGCTACGTTGATACGATCTAATGCTGATGCATTTCTTGCACGAGTCTTTTGGCCGTATGCTACTAGTCCCACGCCATTGAAGAATGGAATCGGGTTAACTTTGAGATCATACAGTGTATCACGCTGTCCTTCGTTCAGTGCCACTGTTTGGAATTCACCTGTAGCTGCATCAATGTAACCCACTGCTGTGGCATTAGTAATACCGCCGCGTCGTGTACCTGCTGGTGCAAACCATGGGAAACTGACATTGTCGCTGAGTGCAATAGTCTTCAGCATCATATGACTTGCTGGAACCACTGCGTTAGCTCCACTTAGATCTGTGGTAAATCCGTTTGGATAATATGT